AAGGACTGGAGCGCGACCGTCGCCTTGGGCATGCTACGGGCGGCCCCTCTCGCGGCCGTACCATCCGCCGCCGGTACGGGCGCGCGACCACGACCCTTGCGGCATGAACTGTGCCGGGCCGCCCATCGCATCCTTCGACCGGGCATCGGTCAGGCGCTTGCGCAACCGCTGCTCCAGCCGTTCCGCCGCGGTCTGGTTCTGCATGATCCGCATGCAGGCTTCCGCCGCCAGATAGGTCTCGACGTAGCGGATGAACGTCTCCGGCCATAGCGACAGGTCGAGGCCATAGGACGTGTCATCGGAGATGTAGCGGACATACAGAACGTCGAGGTCCGCGAACCAATAGCCGGCTTCGTCGGTGTAGGCGGTGAGCGGAGAGTTGAAATACTCGTCCGAGGCCATGCCGCACAGCCGCACGAAGTCGGATGGTTTCTCGAATGCCCGCTGATAGCCGAAGGACGGTGTGATCGACGCCGTGTAGTCGATGGCCGCCGTCCGCATCGCGAAGTCCCACTGGCCCTGTTCCAGGCAGTAGCGCTGCGCCCCGGCATCCCATATCCCGTCGAGAACGCGGCGCGGCTCGCGGTTCTCGGTCAGGGACGCCAGCTTGCGCTCACCCAGGATGCGCAGCGCACCGTTGTAGAGGGCCAACTTTGTCGTGGCCATGGCCTACGCCGCGATCTTCTCGACGTTCTCGGACAGCCAGCGGAATGCGTCGGCCTTGTCCTGAAAGCCCGACTGCATCACCTGCTTGTCGGCAACCCGCTTGACGCGGAATTTGTGGGCCCGGCCGCCCCATTCGACAGAGAATCCGTTGGCTGCCGGGTCCTCGTCCTGCACAACCTGCGGCTCCTCCGTCTTGAAGAGCACGCGGACCTTCGCGCCGCCGATATTGGCAGACCGCACGCGCAGCAGCGCGAACCATGCACCATCCTCGGGCTCCGCCCATATCACGGCGCCCGGACGCAACTTGCGCGCATTGTGAGCCCAGAACGCGGGCTCCAACAGGGCATCGAGCGCGGTCCCGGCTTCCGGGGTGATGCACCATTGGGCGAAGGCAAACTCGGCCAGTTGCATGCGAGACTCTTTGAGCTTCGGCATCGGTTTGTCCTGAATTGTGAAAGAGAAACGGGCGGCCCCGAAGGACCGCCCGCCATACTCGCCGCCGAAGCAGCCTAGTCGTTGTTCGCGGACGAACCCACGGTCGTCGGGTCGCCCAAATCGACCGCGCCGGGCGCCGTGGTGGAGACCGTCTTCACGTAGAGCGTCGACGTGAGGAAGGTATCGGTATCCACGTAGATCAGCAGATCGCCGGCACGCATGCCGAGATTGCCGCCGTTGGTGATGTATCCCGTCACCTGGACGGATGCGACGGCATCGGTGCCGTGCAGCATCCAGATCCGGGGATACGTGTTGGTCATGCCCTGGACCACCAGGGCCGGAGGGGTGGACGTGCTGTAGCCTGCCATTGTTCAGCCCTCCTTAGGTGGCGACATAGCCGGAGCCGTCGTGATGCATCATCACAACGCCGGAGTTTTGAAGGAGCTTCGACCCCATGTACGCGGTCGCCCGCGCCCACGAGTAATCCTGCTCTTCGTCGTAGGACGCGAAGACCTGCATCTCGCCAACGTTCACGGCGTGGCCGATAGCGTTGCGGTGGAAGATGAAGCACTGCTCATCCGCCGACGCATTCCCCGTCAGCCCGGAATGGACCATGAAGTTGATGCCGGCCCACCGACGATACTTGCGGGCGGGGCCTCCGAAGGGCTTCACCTCGACATACTCGGACGAAGCGAATTCCTTGACCTGCATCAGGTACGCCTGGAAGGCCGGGGAGATGAGGCCAAACATGTTGTCCTCTTCCTCGACCGGCACGTCGTTGTTGCCGAGAATGGCGACGGCGTGCATCACCAGCGCCAGCGAGCCCGTCTGCGCAGACGAACCGGCCTCGTTGGTCGCGGTGTCCAGTTGGGCGATGATGTCCGCATCGATCTTGCGGTGCATCGTCTTGTTCGTCGTCTCCTGCATGATCCGACGCGCGTTGCCCTGGCTCGACATCACGTTGAAGCCAGTCCGGTGCACGAGATCGTGCCACTCGGCCAGCGTCGCGGTGAGCTGTTGCAGGTTGTCGGAACGGGCCGGGATCAGCCCGTTGACGCCGCGCGTCACGGCCTCGGCATCACCGGAATCGGCAACCAGGAACACCGCCTGATTGCCCTTCATGTCTGCCTCGGTCACGCACGCGGAACGTAGGGGCGTGATGCCCCGCTCAAAGCCGGCGATATGCTCGGCCTTGTATTGGGTCATAAAGGCTGTTTCAGCCATGTCCGTCTCCATCAGGAAGATTGAGGGGGACGATCCACAGCGACGGGGTGTCCGCTGGACGGTTCGGCGGGGTGTCCACACAAGGGCATGGGGCCGCCCGCGTCAGCGCGGGGCCTGCTGTCTCGATCGGTAGGTTTTCAGGGGTGGCGGGGCCTTTCGGGGTGTCCGCCGTTTTCATGTCCAGCCGTGGCCGGGCATCGTCAAGCCGCGCGGGATTTTTCCTTCACGCGAGCGGCGTATAGGGTGGCGAGACGATCCTGCATCTTCGTATCGCCCCAATACTTCTCTGCGTCTTCACGCATGACCTTCTCAATGGCCGCGATTTCGTCGGCGACGACGACCGAACCATTTCCGGCGCCCTTCGGATCGTCACCGGCCGCGCCAGACCGCTCCGCGCTTTGCAGGAGGAACCGGATAACGCCAGGGTTCATTGTCAGCACGACGCCATCCGGCCCTCGCGCGCTCTTGATCGCGTCGCGGACATCCATTGGCGCTGTCGAGAGGAAGTTCTGAATGGCGTTGCAGTTTTCTTTATAGTGCGGCCCCCATTCTTCTTTGAATGTTGCCACGGTGTTTTGGTCCGCCTCTTCATCAAGGCGAACCATCTCCGCCATCTGGCGCTCCCGCATATCGTAATACCAAGTCATCGCGTCCTGGACGTCGGACGGTGACTTGTTCTGCGCATGCATCGCGGCGGCGAAATCCTGGAACAGCGGCTTGTCGTCCTCGCCGATCACCAACCCGTCCGGCAACGCCTCGAAGTAGCCGTCAGGCGTCTCGGGGATGCCGTTTTCCTTACGCCACGCGGCGACCTCTGCCTCAGTTGCGCCCTCCTTGAGCGGCGACTTCACCTCGCCGGCGGAAATCTTCTGACGCGCGGCCCGGCCTGCATCCGACCAGGACTTGAGCGACCCATAGCGCTTGAGTTCGCGCAGGAACTTGTCGTCGCCGCCGGCCAACTTCTCCCGCCAATCGTCCGGCCATTCACCAACCGCCGGTTTCTCCCCGCCATCGTCGGCGCCCTCTTCATCATCTCCGCTGACAATCGAGCCGCCCGCTTTCCCATTTGCCTTTGCGCCGTCGCCATCGGCTGCGGTTGTGCCGGCCTCAACCTTGCCGCCATCCGCACCGGCCTTGCCCGTGTCCTGCGCGCCGCCGGTGGCGCTGGTGTCCGTCGTCTGCTGCTGCTCCTGACCTTCGCCCTGCGCGCCTTCCGCGCCGGTCTCGGTCGTGGTCTCGTCAGCCATTTTTCGCCTCCTGCGGCACCAGACCGCGCCACTCTGCGAGCGTCGCGGAACACTGCTCAGCAGCGCCGTTCTTCATCGTCTCCAAGCTCTTTTCGAAGCCTGCGATAAACTCGTTTCGGTATTCGCGCTGAAAAGCGCTTGGCGGCTGGCTCGCCTCGTAAAGTGCCTGTGCGATGCGCGCCATCCGCGTCGCGAAAAACGCTGCGGCGACGGCTACACACGCAGCCAGTACGGCCACCAGGGCGGCTGCCGTTTGTAGTTCAGCCATTGGTATTCCTCATTGCTGCCACGTTGATCTTGCTCAGCTTCACGATCTGGAGCCCAACGAAGCGCCGGCCCTCCGCAAAGGTCGTGTCGCGGTCGCCGCTCGGGCGGAAACTCAGGTCATAGGCACCGCACAGCGCCTCGACGATGTACTTGATCGCCCGCTGCTGCTGGTGCGGTTGTGCCTCGCCTCGGATAAGCGCCTGGATCGCTCCGGCGTCCTCGTTCGTCCACGCGGGCGGTACCCACGGCTCCATCCTGGGGCCAGCGGGAATGGCGCGGGGCGACTTCGCCATGTCAGACCATCCCCGCCTGTTGCAGCGCTATCCCGGCCTTGCCAGCCTGCTCCGCCACCTGTCCGGCCGCGCCGAGCCCGGCAAGCGCCTGTTGCGCCGCCTGCTGCTGGCGCTCGGCATCCTCGATCGCTGCCATTGCATCGTCGTCGTGGAGCCA